TTACCCCAACTTACATCTTCTCCAATACCTGTAGTTGCTTCAACACCAGTAAGTGCTACGACTAAACCTGATTCGCCCCAGTTTTCAACACCCCAACCGTCTTGTCCCCAACCTGTATTTATTTCTGTAGTAATTGTAGGCGAACCTATTGATGAAGTAGAAGAAACCCCAGTAAGTGTAAGAGTAACGTCGTTAAGTTCTCCCCATTCAGAATCACCCCAAGATTGAGCACCCCAACCTAAAGCAAATGCTTCTTCGATTCCCCAAAGATTTGCACTCCAATTTCCTGCTCCCCAAAAATCAGAATTAGGTGTGTTTGCTTGACCACCCATGCCTGAGTGATTTGTACAATAGTAATAAAGAGTTGGTGCGCCAGAAGCTACTTCAATTTGTGTGTAAGCTCCAGATGATCCTGGAGTTCCGCTTGTTGTAACGTTGGTTGTATATTCTGTTCCACCTGCAGCGTCTGCGGCTGTTGCAAATCTTAATGGGTGGGTGCCACCTGTTCCATTAGAAGAATCTGATTGATCAAATTTAAAAGTTGCGCCTTCAACTAATTCTAAAGTAGGTGTTAAAACACCGTCAATATAATATTTATTACCGGAACCAGGGTTACTGACTGTTACTGTAAATGTTCGGGTTACCGACATAAGGAATTCCTCCTTATGCTATACGAAGTATTGCGTTATCTGCGTCAGCTGTTGGAAATTGAATTGTAAAAGTTCCACTTGTTACAGTTTTGTCTGAACCGAATGCGATTGCACAAACTGCTGGATCACCTGATGCTGAGTCATTAAAAATTAAACAACCATTAGCTGTAAAAGATGCTGATGTCCAAGATACATCTGCAAAGTCACAACATGCTGTATCTGTTGACAAAGCAGGTGTTACACTCGTAAGTGCTTTTCCTTTTGCAGAATACGCAGATCCTGATGTGTTAGAAATTTCATTTGATGTACTGTAAGCTGTTGTTGATTTATTTAATGTAGCTGAACTTGTATATAAAGCTAAATTAAAAGTGTTTCCAGACGATGCTGTAAAATTATGTGTGCCTTGTAAAACTTCTACTTTGAATGAGTTACATACTGCTGATGTTATTGCCATAATATTTTTCTCCTAATTACTGAGGCGGTGACTCGATTGGAATTCTAATTGTACCATCCGTGTAATCGTCTCGTCTTCTTCTTCCAATTTGCATCGCTGCAAACTTTTGTAGTTCAGTTTTATACTTACTCTCATATAATGTCAACATATCAGTTGGACCTTTTAAAAACCCATATGCCTCTACTAAACATGCATATAACAGACCTTGAGGAAAATTTAAACTAATATAATTTGTTTGATTACCAGACTCTAACGTAGCCGGCATTCTATTAAAGTATATTCTATATATATAATTAGCGTCAGGAGTGGGTGCTAAATAGATAGATCCAGATTCAGTATCTGATAATCCTGTTGCGCCACCAAACATAGAATAATATCTAGGTTTTGCAGTAACGTCTGCACCTGATGTAGTTGATCCTTCTGGTCCTGTTAATCGTCCAACGTATTCTGTTAAAAAAGTTTGATCACGTCTTTCTAACCATGTACCTTGTTCAGTAGAATTTGTTGCATTAAATACTTCAACACCTCTTACAAATAAACATCCTGCTGGAACTCTAACATTATTTACGTCTGTTGCCATTGTACCTTGCTCTACGAATCTGTCTGAATCCATAGGAAGATCCATCATAATTCTTTGTTGAGCATTTAAAATAAAACTTTCTAAAACATCTGTTGTAAATACGTTAGCATCTACTTCTGTGTAGCTTCTAATATTTGTAACTAATGTATTATAACTAATTCCTGACATAATTAACCTCTATCATTAACGGGTCCAATTGTACATTGAAAACCGCCTCCTGTTTCTGCACTTGTAGCATTAGATACTAAAGGCACTGTTAAAGAATTATATATTACTTTTGTAGAAGGTTGCGCTCCTGTATTAAAAGTTGTGCCTACAGCTGTTGCTAAATAAGATCCAAAAACTTTTGCTCCTGATAAATGAGAACCCGCTGTTGTGTTAGAAAAACTTTGTCCTTTGTACGGAGCAGAAGTTCCACGTGTGCATCCTGTTAGTGTATGTGTGCTTCTTCCAGTATATTGAATTGTTTCATTTTCATACTTACCCGTTTCACTATTTATTTTTTCTATAACAATAAAACCTGTTGTTGGAAATTCAGATCCGTCAGTTAAAACTATGGATGTAGCAGTGTCACTTATATTTCCATTTAATGTTGTTGATAATTCTAGAGTTGTAATTGCAACACCTCCAACTGGTTGTTTAACAGCTTGAAATCTTACATGTGTTGTGCCTTCGTTTAATTTATTATCTGGAAAAGAAATACTTAAAACTTTAGATGCTGCTGTTGTTGTAAATGGATTGTTAGGTAAAATATCTTGTACAGGAAACTCAACTCTTGCTGGTCTTGCATTCTTTAATCCTTGTGGATCTGCTCCTACAGGATGTGGTTCTAATTGTGGTTGTTTAGGTTCAAATTCAGAATTGTGTACAATAGCTCCATTCCATTCTTTTACCATTTCTCTATATGGAAAAGCTGCACCTGATCTATCAGATATTGCTAATGCTCTACTACCTTTTGCGAATCTAGCCATTATACATTTGGATAGTATGTCTTCGGAGTAATAAATGTGCTAGCTGGAGAACCATCTTCAGATAGTGCTCTTGCTAATTCATCCTCGTACAACAACTTCATCTCCTGTGTTCGTTGTGGTGAAAACTTCATAGATAAGTAATAAGATAATCCTGAAATCATACATGGTACAAATCTAAAAGGTGTATCACTTGCGTTACTATAAGCTCCTACATCTTGAATTCGTCTTACATAATAAACATTTAAAAAATTTGATGCAGCAGTTGAGTTAGGTAAAGGATAAATAGTTAGTGTAACTTTATCTACAAATCTTTGTACCCAAAACTGTGAAGGTGTTCCATTAGATGCTTTGTTTGCTGTTGCAGCATAAGCATCTCTTGCAACTTTAGTTAAACCTGTGTCTGATTGATTTGTTGTATTATAGTTTTGTCTATAAGATACATTTAAAATATCGGATATACCAAAAACGTTTGTTGTTGGAACTGTTGTTGCTTGTGGTGAAGCAGCAGCTGCTGCTGCGCTATCTACAGAATTTCTATAAAAAGTGTAAATACCAGCACCTTCATCAGTAGCATCAACATTAGTTGTTGCACCTGCTACTAAATTAATATTAGTATTTCCTACTTCCCAAAAATGTATTCCTCTATTACCCCATTCTTGAAAAAGAATGTTTAAAGATCTTCTTGCAGTTTTTAATTGATGACCAGCTGTACCTACTAAACCTAAACGCTCGTATGCGTCTGCAATAATTTCATCAATTGAAAAGTCTTGATCAAAACTGTAAGACTGTGAAGTAGTATTAGCCATTGCTACCTACCCGTCAAAATATACAGTTACCGCGTTACAATCTGTTTCGTCAAAAGTTACAAAAGCTCCACCTACTGGAAAGTAAACTCCATCTTGTGGAATGTTTACTGTAGTACTATTACCTTCTGTTGCATTTGTTCTAACTACTAAAAGCGCTGTTCCTGATACGGAAGTAGTTCTAAAATTAACACTACCAATAGCGCCACCAGAATAAACGTTAGCTTGTCTAACTCTTGTTGGTCCACCAAATACTTGACCAGCTGAAGTAGTAAGAATTCCTAGTGATACGTTTGCTGCAGGTTGTGCACTTACAGTTGCACTTGAAACAGAAACAAAATAATTTGTTGTCCCAGCTGTTGTAGTTGCTGAACCAGGTAATGTTATAGTTTCTTCTAAAGCTTCTCCATCTACACCAACTCCAACAAGAGCAACAGTTTTTCCACCGTCACCTGTTCCTGCAGTAGTTGCAGTTATTTGTTTTCCAATATTAGTTCCAAAACTAGTTCCTGTTAAAGTAAACGTACTTGTAGGTTGAGCTAAAGCTGCAACAACAGCAGTTCCAGCTGCTGTAGTAGTTAGAAAGAATTTTGACTTTACATCTCCCATGAATGACATAATTTTTATCTCCTTTAATTTACACTAAGGCCCCGAAGGGCCCTAGTTAAATTTTATTAATTAGTGTCGTTAACTTGCTGAGTCCAATAAATGTTTAACACACCTTCACCGGCAGTTAAAGCATCATCAGTCGCAACAGTAATAACAACTGCTTTGTCCATTTCATAACCAGATGCATCATCGTCTGAAACATTTAGACAATTTTTCATCTGTGCTACTGATTGATCCATTCCAGTTGGAATGTGATGAGAAGCAATACCTTTTACATCATTATCAGCATCACCTGCAAAGTAATCAAGATCTAAACTGTTAAGAGTAGCTCCTGATGCTTGTGCAACGTTAGCACCGATTTGCATGTCAAAACCAGCTGTATCGAAAGCTTCGTTAACAACAAATCTAATATCGTTAATTCTAGAAAATTTAGGAATTACAATATTGTTTGCTAAGTTTTTACCAGATGTTGTTGATGATTGACCTAATGGATATTCATTAAATGATGATCTACATACAACTGAAATTAATCCAGCTTCAAGTACACCTACTTCTAAATTTCCTACTGTTCCAGAGCCACTTACATCGATTGCACTTACAGTTTTAAAAGTTTTAGTTGTAGTTACTGATCCTGCATTACCCATAGTTATATCTTCTGTTTGTGAATTATCTAAAACATCTGTTCCAGTAATAGTTGCAGTTAATCCTGAATCATTACCACCAGAGTTTAAAGTAATTACAGAAGCAGCTTCAAAACCACCATCAGAAGTTATTCCTGGTACGTTTTGAGTAGCATCTACTAATGTAACAGAAGTTGTACCAGCTCCGTTAGAACCAGTTACAGCTAATTTGTTAGCATCAGTTGTTACAGTAAAGTTACTGTGATTTACAGGGAAAGAAGCATGACATTCAACGAATGCTACGTTTCTTACGTTTTCACTTACAGATGTCCCTGTAGTATTTTGAATTCGGCCAACGTTAATTGGTCCCGAAAAGTTTGTTCTTGCCATAATTTTATCCTCCTAGTTAATGATATATAGTCTCTAGGCCGTCGACTATACGCGTCTACATATCGTTTTTAATTGTATAGTGAGTTTTTTATATACTAGATTTTAGTAGAGTGCAAGAGAGCCTTAAAAGAAAGTGCGATTTCAGCGATGTAGCTTTTGTTCTAAGTAGCTAC